TAACCTGATTATCAATATAATCAGTTATAGACTTTTCCATGACTGATTTTGGGTAAATCCTACCATTGCGGTTCTTCTTTTCGGCTTGAGCAAAAATACCCTCAATGAAGAGAGATTTCTTGCCAGAAGCATCTGCCTCTGTTAGTAACTGAACATCAGTAAAATCAACCTATTCTCTTAAAAGCAACATGATTAGCTTCCTACCACAGTTGTGTCGTCATATGAACCAAACTCTGCTGTCTCAATCTTAGACTTATAGCCAGAGAGTTTTCTGAGAGTTATATAAGCATATGCTTTGCCAGTGATTGTGACTACTAGATCAGATGTAGACCCTGTGGTCTCACAGAAACCACCATTGCCAGCAAAATCAAATGCCTAACCGTTATCATATAGAGAAAGTACATCTGTAGCTCCTCTAGTAATAGCAATTTTAGTAGCCCCATTGTCACCCTGCAAAGACCATTGGATATGGTTGATACCAACTGATGGTGTGCCAGAAACAACTGTAGATGACTATAAAAGATCTGTAGCAAGAGTGATTGTCTCTGAGATATTGTTGCCAGAAACTTTTACGATTGCTAAAGTTTCTGTATTTTTGAGTATTGTTTTAGCCATAATTACTTAGTTAGTTTGTCGACTGCTTTACCGATATTAGGAATTCTTTTGACGGCTTTTGTTGCCAACTCTATCATGTGCTCTTGCTTAGTTCATTAATGCTAGAATCATCTGCATCTTCTTCGGCAGATTCTTCGGTAGATTCCATCAATTCTGGGTTGAAAGTGTTATCGATGACTGCTTGACGATATGCCTCGATACCACCCTGAATTTTCTCTGTCATTAGTGAATCAAAAGTAGCCTGAATCGTTGCACTTTTGCCTGACTGAATTGCGTTAACTAAATCATGCGCTGTTGTCATGTTTATTCCTTAAAGATTATGCCTGAGGTGGTTCTTGCATCATTGCTACTGGGTCAGTAATATCACCAGATTTGATCTCGGCTTCCATTTGTGTATTTATTTCTTTTATTTCATCATCTGTGAATCTTAGTACTTTTCTTTGGATGTATTCTTTGCTTACATATTTGCCGACAAATGGATCCAATTGCAATGCAGTCTAAAGTCTAGTAGTAAGAACTTCATTTTCTTTTAATTCGGCAAAGAAGTTATCTTTAGCGTAAATGACTTTAATCTTCTCTTTAAATTGTTCCCAATCTTTACTAGAGAAAATACCCTTAGAAATCAATTGAACGCGCAATATATCTAAAAAGATATTTCCGAATTTGTTGCGCAATTTGCCAACAAATTTAGCAAATTTTACTTCATCCCTAGAAATAGTATCTGATCTACCAATAGAGAAACCACTATCTGGAACGAATCTAGATTTAGGTACATTTAAAGAACGATATAGTTTATCCTTGAAATAATCCAAATCATCCAACTGACCGAGACCCTGACCCCCTGGAAGTGTCGTGATTTCTGTTGATTTATCTCCGCGCCTAGGCATCCAGAAATCTTCCATCATCTAGTTCTGGGTGTAAATTCCGGCAGATAGAGCGAATGTATGATAATTGTGGAATTCTTCATCTCCGTCAATAGTCAGACATCCAGTGTCCATTGTTTCTTCTAACCACTCAATTTTTGCAATTTTATGGTTACGGAACATTAGAGAATCAATTTGTCTATCTGCACTGTTATCAGAAGAAACACATGATGTAGATGAACGGCGCGATGTAATACAATCTTTCCAATCGGATACTGCTTGATGTGTGAATTTCCATTCTCCAGTATCATTCTCGAAAATTTGTTCGTAATTCTTGGAAGAACCCTTAGCAATTTCCTTCCAACGAGTATAATGCGGGATCATTGATTCGCCAATATATAGATCTTCAGCTTTTACGAATCCCTTGTCCCAAACTGGAAATTTGTGATCTGGGGTGCAAGTAATGGTTTTTCCATTATCAAGAGTAATACGCATGACTTGTGCATTTGGTCTAGATACACCGGCCCAGGTAATTTTACCCGGCACAAATTTGCCAGTCACTGGATCACATGAATATGCCCATAGAGGTTTATCTGATTGATCCATCTCTGCAGCAATCTCGGAAATAGACAGTGTTCTGCCATCAAGCAATGGTACTTGTGTGCTCATATCCAAACACAAGTGTCTCTTAGAATCTGCCAATTCCCCAGTAACAGCATCATATGATAACTTGTTCTTGAACTTATTCATCATATCACTGACGTATTGCTCAGCTTTACCTTTTGGTAAATTTCCAACATCAATATAGAATACCCTACGCTCTGGTGCACGAGTATATCTGTAGATAATAACCGCTTCTTCCAACATTTTTAATTGGTTAGCAGGTTTGATTGCTTTATGCAAATATGATTGAACTAATCCAGTTTGTGAATCAATCAGACCTGAATGGCAGTACACAACAGAATCAACACTTAATCTTACACCCTGACTAGTGCCGCCTGCAATACCCTTGTCATTGTATATGTAATATTCTTGTACTTCCCTGACAATCTCTACACCACTTGCTAATTTCTCTTTGATCACATTCTTGATCTTCTTGATCTTACGTGGGTCAATTAATCTTAGCTCTTTGATACCATTTGAATGATTTTCATCCAGTAATATATGGAAAAAGATCTTCCCATCCACATACCATCTTTCAAATAGATCATACCCTTCTTCATTGAAGTTCATCAGTGAAAGAATCTTGGCAAATTCTTCTGTGATCTTTTTCTTGATTGAATCTGAGATCTTAAGATACTCAAGATTGATTTCAACAGGTTTATCTTCACCTTCGATAATCACTGCTTCGTTAACGATATCTTCAATAGCTTCTGCTACTTCTGGATATCTGCACAATTCTCTATATCTACGAACGAGATCGATCTCATTTGTGATCTGACCGTCTGGGTCAAATGCAAGAGTATAAGAGTCTCCGAGAATACCAGTTCCCAAGTTCTGATTAATAACAATAGAACCATCTGCTAGATTTGGAGCAACAACTGATTTAGGAAGCTGTTTCTCCTCTTCAGATCGTTTGATCTAGAACCCGAAAAAATTGAATATTGGATTAGACATTGAGGATATAATTAAAGTTAACAGGTAATCAAATTTAATGAACTAATATATGACTAAAGATCATGTATCTTCCGAACTCATATGCCCAGCTAATGCCGGCACCTCCTTCGGTTTTTGTTTAAAGTCCGACTTGGTTCCCAAACCAGACATTATATTTAATAGACCCATTAGTTAGCGAGATCTCGCTTAAATGTCAGATAAGGGCCGAAGCCCTTATCTTTACATCATAGTAGTCCCGTTGCTACTAGAAGATGTCCAATAATTATATTGGAATGTCACGGGGAAGATTTCAATCTGATTGTTAGCTTCCCAATCAAGTGCGATTTGGCCAACATCCATAGGCCATGCATCCTTGAAAGTATATTCCTTGACAATCTGGTCATTTCTGTCCATCTGTAGAACTTGCATATCCACTTGATACAGTAGAGGATTCTGAGTACCGTTTGTAGATTCTGCATTCTGAATTGTATCAACCCATGCTTCAAATGCATTACGCACAGTGAAGTCATTATCGTTATACACTTCGATATTCCATGGTTGGAATTCACGTTCGCCAGCAAAGTGAACTGGGCGCCCACGGAAACTTACGGCTACATCACTGATAGTAGAAGAAGGCAGTGATGCAGATTTTGCAACGAATTGCAATTTCTGTCCTGCTAGTGCTGCATTTGGCACGATCGTGGGAAATGTGATATGAACCATGAATTGGTTAGCACGTGCACCACCGTTGATCATTTGAGCTTTGAATTGCTAAATCTGAGCTATTTTGGGTTCCTCGAGTCTTTCTGATAACTGTTATTATCGATATTTATAATGAAAAGGGACCGAAGTCCCAATCTTCATATTATGCTGTGCCACCGATAATTTCATCGAAACTTGCACCTGTGCGTGTTGCCACAAAGGAAAGCTGAATAAAATTAATCTAACGAGATGGCTTTAGGTAAATGTCAGCAACAAATCTGTTACCATCAATAACTTCTGCTGTGTTATTTGTCTCATCACACATGCACTTGAAGTCGATAATACCACGACGACCTTTTACATCGCGCAGGAATGGCTCAACCATGTTACGGAATTGCGCACGGGTAAAACCATCATTGAATTCAAATAGTTGATACTTAGCTGCAGTAGCAATAGCCTTTTCCAAAGTGATGAACAGACGACGTACATTGATACGATCAAAAGCAGATGGCTTAGCCAGACCTGTTTTATCACCATACAAAACTACACCCTGACCTGGGAAAGAAACCACTGGATTAACACCATTCAAGTACAATGTGTCTCGGCTAGCCTTGGTTGGGTTGTATGCCAACTTGATAGCATTCTTTACCTGACCGCGATTGAAACCTGCAGGAGAGAACCATGGGTCATCTGTATAGTCGGTACGAGCGCACAGACCTGCAATATCACCGTTCAGTGGGACCCAACGATATGCATCATTGTAGCGGTCATACTGGTACTTGTAACCAGAATCAAACACAACGTAAGAGCTAGAAGGTAGTGAAGTCAGAGAAGCGCCATCACCATTCTTATACTTGATGATTGCTTCATCTGCATCCGCATTAGAGCCGATGATTGGCTCACCAGTACTAACATTCTTCGGGGAAACGAATGCCATGCAATCCTTACGGACTTCAACGATATT